ACTTCAATTCGGCCACGCTGCCGCCCATGACCGATGCAAAGCGTGAGCTGATTGATCTGAGCCTGGACAGCCCCAGTCGATTCATGATGGCTTTTGAGGCAGGTGATGTGGACGGCTTTCCCGGAAAGCACACACCCAAGCTGCTGTCGCCCTGTCTGAGCCAAGACCTGTTTGACCTGTACCACGAATGGTGCAGGCGCGTAGGGCTCAAGGCGCTCAATCAGCCGCGTTTTGCCAATGCCCTCAAGCGCAAGCATGGGGCAGCGGTAGAGAGAAAACGATACGACAGCGAATCGGGCCTCAAAGGGCCATCGGCCATTGCTTTCCTCAAGGGCGGGCATGAAATGCCGCCTGGCCGATCTGAAAGTGAATGGATTGGTGAGCGGGTGGGCGTCTTCAAGATGGCGCTCAAGGACTTCAAAGGCATGGGAGGCGTTGGGCGATGACCAAGTGCACCCTGCATCGCCCTGTTTTTTGCGGTATGTGCGGTATCCCGTGCGGTATCCCGTGCGCTATCAAACCCTTGATTTTAAAGGCTTGTGCGGTATGTGCGGTATCAATCCTTACACGGACGCACAGGCGCACATGCGTGTGCATGCGTGTGCGTGTGCATGTGCATGTGTGTAGGCATACCGCACATACCGCACATACCGCACACGCCAATCAAATCAAGCACTTACACGATTCGCCATACCGCACTACATCCCCCACATACCGCACAAAAAGAAAGATGGACAGAAAAAAACAAACAGCCCTGATCCGTTGCACCCCTGAAAACGCCAAAAAGTTTCAAGAAGCGGTCAAGACCTGGCCTGAATTGCATGACCTGGTGAAGTCCTTGCAGGAACAAAACCTTTTCCCCGGCCTCAGGGCTATGCAAATCACGCTCACAGGCGACGAAGAAACCATTGCCAAGGGGTTGGATGCCCTGATCGAACAAAACGCCTCTACGGCCCCAAAAACAGAAAGTCAGCCATGAAGATCAAAGTCGATGTCGATGACGCCAAGGTCAAGGCGGCCATGGCCACCAGCCTCAAGCAAGTCAAATTTGCAGTGGCATCCGCCCTGACGAAGACGGCTGTCGAGGTCAAAAAAGCCATCCCTGGCGCACTTGACCAGGCGTTTGACCGGCCAACGCCGTTCACAAAAAACGGCACGTACACCAAACGCGCCACCCGCGATGAGCTGGTGTCTGAGGTTGGCTTCAAGGACATCCAGTCCAAATACCTGGCCTTGCAGGCCGATGGTGGAATTTATGACCCGCATGAGGCGGGTATTCGGCTGCCTGGAAATATTCAGCTCAATGCCTTTGGCAACATCCCGCGCGGCCTGATTGCCAAACTCAAAGAGGCGGCGGACAACGGCCAGCTGAGCGCGGCCATTGCTCGGCGCATTGGAGCCGGTGGCACCAACCGCAGAAAAGGCCAAAAGGGTCAGCCGCTGCAATTGTTTTTTGGAATTCCGCAAGGCGCTGGTTGGGAAAACGCCCCTCTGGGCATTTGGCGGCGCATTCCTGGCAGTGCGGGTGGGCCGGGTAAGTTGATCCCCGTCATCGTCTTTGAAGACACGCCCGCAAAGTACGAAAAAAAGCTGGATATGGAAGCCATTGCCAGTCCGGTGGTGGAAGCCAAATTCAAACAAATTCTTGATCAGGAAATCGACAAGGCATTGGCGACAGCAAGATGACACCAAGACCAGAAACGCTGTCGATTCCTGAGTTTTCCGAGTACATCGGGTGCAAGCGCACGTACGCCTATCAGCTCAAAAAAGAGGGGCGGTTGGTTTTGACCGATGACGGCAAGATGGTGCGTGTGGCTGAAAGCATTGCGCGGATCGCTGAAACGCGCGATCCGTCCAAGCTGGGTGTTGCCAATCGGCATGCGCAAACTCGCGGCGCACAGGCAATGACCGGCCACACAGCACAGCAAACAGAGGCGGGCAATGTTGATGCCGAGCAAGACGCCGAAACGGAAATCGAGGCCAAGCCCGGTAGCCGTGCTTACGATTTTCAAAGCGCCAAGGCCAAGCGTGAACACTGGGCCGCCGAGCGTGAGCACGCCGCCTGGCGCAAAGAGGCGGGGGAGCTGATGGAAAAAGGCGATGTGGTTTCAGCGTTTGCAGACGCCGGGGCCACATTGCGAGGCAGGCTTGAGGCGTGGACGGCCACACTGCCACCCCAATTGGTGGGGCGCGACGAAAGCGCCATTCGGGCCACCTTGACCGACCAGGTTGAGCGTCTGCTGCTCGACCTGGCCGACAAATTCAATCGCATGGCTGGCGAGGCCGAAAATGCTTGATCGGGTGAAATTCTCCAATCCATGCGTTTCTGGCTTCAAAGCTCTGGCACGCTCACTGTCGCCGCGCAAACCGCTGACCGTGAGCCAATGGGCCGATCTTGAGCGCAGGCTTTCAAGCAAAGGCAGCGCACAAGCGGGCCAATGGGTGACAGAAAACAACCCGCCATTGCGTGAGCCCATGGACTGCATGAGTGCGCGAAGCGCCGTGCATGACACCGTGTTGATGTTCCCAATTCAGTTTGGCAAAACCGAAGTGGCCGTCAATGCCTTGGGCTACTGCATGGATCACGATCCGGGCCCGATCATGGTCTGTTTGCCTGGCGAAGTCTCCATGAACAAGTGGGTGGCTCAAAAACTCACACCCACAATTGAAGAAACACCGGCCATGAAACGCGCCTTGACCAGCGTTGCCAGCCGCGATTCATCCAACACCCGCACTTTCAAAGACTTTGCGGGCGGTCAGCTTTACATCGAGCATGCAGGCAGCCCCAGCCGCCTCAAGTCCACCACCGTCCAAAAACTCATCGTCGATGAGGTGGACGAATTCAGCAACAACCTCAGCGGCGGCGATGACCCTTTGGCAATGCTCGAAGGTCGCACCAGTGCTTTCCCGTCCACCTACAAGCGCCTCTACATCAGCACACCCACCATCAAAGGCATCAGCCGCATTGAATCGCTTTGGAATAAAAGCGATCAGCGCCGGTTTTTTGTGCCATGCCCGCATTGCTCACACATGCAGCATTTGGAGTGGGGCGGGCTGCATTGGAGCGCAGACGGTTCACAAGTTTGGTACACCTGCCAAGAGTGCGGCGCACAGATTGATGAGCATCACAAAACCAGCATGATCAAGGCGGGTGAGTGGCGAGCAACAAACCCCGGCGCCAAGGTTCGCGGCTACCACATCAACTGCCTCTACTACCAATTTGGATTGGGGCCGCGCTGGGCCGATCTGGTCGAGACCTGGCGCGAAATTCAGCATGATCCTGCACGGCTCAAGACTTTCATCAATGACCGCCTGGCCGAGCCCTGGGAGGATGCGGCCATGCGGGCCGTGCGTCACAACGCCATTGCCGACAGGGCCGAGCAATACCCGCTGCGCGTTGCGCCGCGCGGCGCTTTGGTGGTCACGGCTGGCGTTGACACTCAAGACAACCGATTGGCCGTGCACATCGTTGGCTGGGGTCGAGGCCTTGCGTTTTGGACGCTCGATTACATCGAACTGCCTGGCGATCCAGCCGATGAGCCTGTGTGGGCTGCTCTGGCCGACTTGCTCAATCGGCCCATTGAGCGTGAGGGCGGGGGCAGCATGCGCATTGAGGCCATGTGCCAAGACGCTGGCGGCCACCGCACAGAGGCCGTCAAAAACTTTGTCAGGCAAAGGCGCGTCAAGCGGCCCATGGCGATTTTTGGAGCGGTACCAAACAACGCCCCAATTCTCAGCAAAGGCAAGCTCCATGACATCGACTGGAAGGGGCGAAGCGACAAAAAAGGCGTGATGGTCTATCACGTTGGCACCGTGGGTGCAAAGCATTGGCTCTACAGCCGTTTGAGTGCCGATGCCGACAAGCAAATTGAAGACCGCATGACCCATTTCAGCGATCAGCTCCAGCCCGAGTTTTTTACCGGCCTTGTGGGTGAGATTTACAACCCCAGCAAAAACAGATTTGAAAACCGGCGCGGCGCTCGAAATGAGCCGCTTGATACATGGGTCTATGCCTTTGCGGCAGCTCACCACCCCGAATTGCGTTTGCATCGGGCCACCAAAACAGACTGGGATCGAATCGAAGCCTACCTGGATGGCAAGCCGGTGCATGCCGAAATTCAAGCGCCCACCGAAATGCCTGAGCCATCGCCCGCGCCCACCAAAAACAACCCCGTCATCAACCGGCAAAATCGCCGACCCAACATGCAGCCACGATCATGGTGAAAACAACAAGCCCACGCACACCCAAAGCCCAAGCATCAGAGCATGCCGTGATTGACTTTGATGCACTGCACATGGTCAAACACACTGACGATGTTGTCGAGTACACCTTGCGATGCGTTCTTGCGCTTACGCCGCGCCTTGAAAAAGCCGTGATCGAGGCCGCTGAAAAACAGGTGCGCGATGTGTTTGGTGGCGACAGGCTTTATGTGGCAAGGCGGCCCGGTGAAGGCACAAGCCAACGCAATGAAGAAATCAGGCGACTGCATCGCAATGGTGAGCGTGTGTCGTACTTAGAGCGTAAATTTCAACTTTCTGCGCGGCAAATTTATCGCATCATTGAAGATAGCCTGTGACATTCTTTGCCTTGTCCATGTCACACACCAATAGGCACAGTTGGCAAAACCCTGGCGCATTTGCGTCTGCCAACCATGCCAGACATCCCAACAAACGAACCTTCAACCATCATT